TCTTCTACCTTTAAAAGAAATTTCTACATCTGAAGAAGAGTTTATATCATATAGTTCGTAATTAGATGTAGTTTGACTATCAAAGTTTGACAATGTATTACTAGGTGATTGTTCTGTTAAGTTATTACCGGTAAATTGGTAATCACCTGAAGCGTTTTGTGTTATAGCGAAAGGATTAGAGGTTTTTCTAGTTGGATATAAAATTCTTTCAATACCATCAGTACCTACTCTAGTTATTTTAGTATAATTAACATAATCTTGAGGAAGTATCATTGTTAATGTATTTGGTACTTCTATTTCTTGTGTTTTAAATGATCGTAATATGTCGTATGATAATTCTTGCAAAGCACGCATAGCGTGAAATTGCACATCCGTTCTATTAACTTTAGATATTATTTTATTTTCACCTACGTAAATATACATAAAGTTAGTTATAATATTGTCCAAACTTATAAACTGATAATTACCCCAATTTTCCGATTCACTTGAATCATAATAATCATTTTGTGTAACTGTTCCTAATAATCCCATAATTAACTATTTTGTTCTTGATTAATCATTTGTAACCCTTGGCCACCAGCTTGTGTGACATCAGGTCGTTGTATTGTTAAGCCAGCTAACATTAATATTCTTAAGACTAATGGTTCTTGCTCAGAAATTGCTAATTCAAAATCCACGCTACTATTAGCGTTATACAAGGCTTTTTCGTTAACCACAACATAATCCCATTTAGGTGCAGTAGGCGTTTTGTAATATGCTATTCCAAAAGTTGTGCCATTAGTTGGCATTGGTAATACGCTTAATTGCGTGCCAGATATTCTAAAGTATATAGGTCTATTTGTAGTAGGATATAAAACAGAGCCGGGCTGACTAGTTGCTTCTGTTATAAGATCAAACTCTTTACGATTTACTTCAGTAACAGTTTTATACTCAGTGCCAGTGCTGTTATATTTTACACTTATTAATTTATATATATCAGTATTTGTATTGGTCCCATCTATTGGATTTAATAAATTAACTATACCACTTGTTACAGTTACATTATTTGGCGCTTTATAAAAAGGAGCTAATTTAGCTTCTATCATTTCCAGCGTATCTGTATATGTATCGTCATCTTTTATTTTAGCATTAGATGTTCTAGCTTTATGAAAATAATTTTCATATATTTCATTTTGTGCTTTATCAGCTAACAGATTAAACTCTTGAGGTGTTATATAACCTCTTTGTTCTTTGTTAGCTAGCGCTAATACTTTTTGATATACCGTGTTTATATTTATTGCCATTTGCTTATATTTTACTATTATATAGTTACATAATAAAGTGAAAGGTTAGTACTTAAATAAAAATAGCCACCCGTAATGAGTGGCTATTAATATTAGTTAAAAAATTGTTAATTCATTCTTTTTTCTATATTTGAATAAATTTCCATACCTTCGTCAGTTTTAAACCAAGCAGCTAACGCTGAATATGGATGCTCATCAAAAGGAACAGTCATTAGTTTTCTATTATTAGATCCCCAACTAAAAGTTCTTTGATCTGTAGATAATTTTATTATCCCCATTTCTGTAGCTTTAATACCAAAGTTTCTAAGTTGAACATTTTTATCAGTAACTAACTCTAGCATTAATTGTGGATTTCTTCTAGCAAATAGTAACAGATCTCTTCTAAGCTCTTTAGAGCTTAACTCTGATACCTTAGAACCAATCTCTGCTCTCATTATAGCTTCAGCTAAATCTATATCTATATCTTTAGCGGCATTTAATGCTTCTATTTCCATTTCTAACCAAGCAATTTGATTTTTAGCTTTTGCAACTGGTTTATCTTCATAAAACAAAATGTCTTTATCTGGATGATATAAGGAAAGTAATTTTTGTAATACCGTTTTTTTCTTTGGCACCATCAAAAACCCTGATCTAAATACAATGTGCTCTAATCTTTGATCGCCTTGCATTTCATCAACAAAAGGAGTTTTTTGGTTAGAAGTATGTTTTAACTCTCTTTCATAACCTTTTTCCTTATCAAACCAATGTATGTTCGCGGGTCTAATAGATCTAGACAAAGGTTTTTTATTACCTTTTAAATAATACATTCTATCTTTTATTTCCCAAGTATTTTTTGGTTTAGCTTTTACTTCAGGAGCTTTTACCTTAGGTTGTTCTACAACCACTGTTTCTTGAACTATAGGTTCTTCAACCCTAGTTGTTTCTTTTTTCTTTGCCATAATATAATATATAATATAATTAATAAAAATATAAGGGCGATACTCGACCGCCCTTATAAATAAATAGTTTTACTTCATTAACATAAAGTTGTTAGCTCCTTGCGTAACTAAACATCTTTCTGATAACATATGTAATTGCATTGCATCTAAAGCAGATGTAGCAGCTCCAACAGAACCAGTAACCCAAGTTTTCATTTTTCGGTTATCAGTTTGAGAAGCTCTATATCTAACATGTAAAAATGGTCTCTTTAAGTTTTTACCTAAAGATTGATCATACACAGTAGATGTACCAGCTGGAATCATAACACCACGAATAGCAGCAGATCCTGCAATTCTGTTTATTTCCCCTCTAGTAGCTTTATCATTTAAGTATCTAAAGTCAGATTTGTAGAAGTCATAAGAACCTCTTCTAAATCCTGAGAAACCTAAATTTAATGCCATATCTTCGTCGTTGTCAAATACTCCGTAAGAAGTACCTCCAGCTCCGTAAGAATTCATTGAAGCTAACATGTCATCAATTGCTAGAGACGTAGCTCTATTAACAAACATCATGTTTTCTTCAATAGCACCTTGTTTATCAAACTCTGCTAAAATAGCATCAAACTCTGCTAAGTCAGTAGCAGCGTTAACACCAGTTACACCAGAAGTAATATTACCTCTTGATTCAATAGCAGCGAATAAACCTTCAGTACCAGCACCTCCAGCACCAGCATCAGCAGTACCTCTAATTTGCTTATCAGCAAATCCAATAACAGAGTCACCAACTGTTTTTTCAGATTCTATCATTGCCATTTCTAAGTAGTCAGTAAAACGCGCTCTTGTATCACCTTCAGCTTTTAAGTACCATAAGTAACCATTTTGTCCTTCTTCTCCAGTAACTTCAACCCATCCAATTTGTGATGCATCAGATCCAGATACTTCGTAGTAATCTTTCATGATGATTGGTTTGTTAGTAAAAGACTTGAAAGTAGGCTCTATAGCCGTTCTTCTTTCAGCACTGTGTGTACCAGTATTGTCAGAGTAAGATTGTCCTTTGCCATACTCAGAACCAACAACTAATAAAACAGAACCAGACGCAGTTGTTGCGTGACCAGTTAAATCTGCTTTATCGTAAGGTTCAACTGTAACAACAGCAGATTCTGGAGTTTCTACAACTAAACATTTAGTTACTATACCAGCAGTTGCTATAAGTACAATATCATTCACTCTAATACCGTGAGTAGTAGTTAATGCGTTTCCGTCAATATCAGTTACTACTGTAAAAGTACCATTAGTATCACCAGCTACAGCTACTGTACCAACGTACGATAAATGTAATCTTGATTGTTCAGACCAGATGACTTGATCAGCCGTCATAGCCTCTTCTGCTCCAACTTGAGATAAAAAACCTGAAATAGTTCTCTGTCCGAACACTTCAGCTTCTTTTTCCATTAAGTCAGGCAGATATTGTTGAGCCCAACCAGCCGTAGCTGAGCTTGTAAAATCGATGTAATTCGATGCTAGTGTTTGTTGCTGTGGAGCTACAACACTATTCAAATTAGGTCCATTTGTAATTGCCATAATATATTTTTTTTAAATTGTTTAACTTTTCTTTTTAATTTTAAAAGATCTGTTTTTAATATCAGAAGAAGTTTGACCTAATGCTTTAAATTTAACACCACCAACATTTGTTTCACCGTGAGTTTGTCTAGGATTCAGATTAATGTTTTTATCTTTAGCAACCCTGTTTTTGATAGCATCAGCTTTACCTTGTTCATAAAAATGATTAGCAATAGTGTCAGCATTCATAGCAGTAAATAAAGATTTGTGATAACCTTTAGCATCATCAATAACATCTCCATTGTTAGTAAACTTATTAACAAAGTTATTAATATCGCTCTGAGTTGTCTTTACTTTATCAACATCTTTAACATTATACCTATATCTTTTATCACCAACTTTATATTCAAAACCTTTGAATTCATCAGTGAACAAATTGTCAGTTTTATTTAAAAACGTTTTTTTCCTTGCGTCGATTACTTTCTTCTGTTCTTCAGATTCTTTATTGTATCTATTAAAAAAATCAATAGCTTTTTGTTGATCTTGGGTCAACTTTGACCCAGCTTTAATTTCTTCATAGTATTTAGACTTTTGCCCGTCTAAGTAGGATCTAGCCTCGGCAACTTGCTCTTTAAGGGCTATCTTTTTTTTACGTATTGTTTTATCATCATCTACATCTTCATCAAATCCAAAATTATCTTCTAATAAAAATGATCTTTCTTCTGGTGTTAAATGAGATTTTTTATTTCTATAATATTCGTCCAATACATCAGAGTCGTCCATATCTTTAACTTCTCTGTTTAATTTTACGTAGTCGTTTAAATCGCCACCGGTTTCGTCCATAAACTTTACAAGCTTTTGAACTCCTTCTGGTAAAGGTGCTCCAGTAGACTCTGATTCAGCAATTGCTTCCTCAACGGTTTCTTGAACTTCTTTTACCTCTTCTTCAGTAACCTCTTCCATTACTGGTTGCTCTTCATTAACAACTTCTTCTACTGGCTTTTCGCCTACGTTTACTTTTGTTACGTTATCCTCCTTTTTTGTTTTAGGTGGATTATTTAGATCTACTTTTAAAACGCTGTCGTCTCCAGCACTTTCAAATTTAGATTCATCTATTGGTTCTTCAGCAACCTCTTCTACGGGTTGCTCTGTGTTTTCACCTGTTGTTTCTTCAACAGAGTCAGTTACTTCTTCAGTAACTTCTTCGTTTAGTTCTATCATAATAAAATTTTATAAAATATTAAAAAAAATTAAAGGTCGAATTTTCCCATATTCGCTCCTCCTGTAAGTATATCATTACCTGATGATTCAAATTTTTTATCCGCATCACCTTGTTTTCTTTGCTCAATCATATTCATTTGATGCTTAGCTTGTCTATCAACTCTTAAATCTTTTCTAGATTCTCTTTTATCTTCTTTATCTTTATCCGTATCTTGTCTAGACATTTCTAATTGAGAGTTTAACTCAAATTCAAATTGCATTAACTCTTTTTTAGCTTGAATCTCTTGTTGTAAGTATTGTATTTTTAACTGATTTTTAGTTTGTTCTAGTTGAGCTTCCGCTTGCGTTTTTGATTGATGTTTCTGAGCTTCTGCTTGCGCTGCTGCTTGCTGTGTTTGAGCATTAGCTTGAGCTTGAGCTTGTATATTTTGTTGCTGCATTTGTTGGTCTCTAGAAGCTTTAGCTTTTCTTTTCACTTTTAACAATTGATTAGCTAACTTTACGTTTCTAACAGATCGTAAATCTATAGCATCATCTAAATCAATTGACTGTTGCGCTATAGCAGCTTGAATATTGTTTTCTAACATAGCTTTTTCTTCTTCATCCGGTAATAGTTCTATAAATATTCCAAAATCATAAAGATGTAAATCTGTTAATTCTTCTAACGTTGCCACGTTATGAGCGCCTATTGCTTGAATAAAAGCTTCTTTAGTAGGCGAGTACTCTACTATATCAGATATTCTTAACGACATACACTCCGCAACCTCAGCTGTTAAATATAACATCGATTGTAATATATGCCTTGTTGCTGTATTTGAGTTTGCAGCTGCTAGTTTTTGAACTCCAACTAAAGCATTTTTATCTGGAGTAGCTGCATCTCTAGCTTCATTTAACCCGGTAGTATCTCTTATCATTTGTAAATAATAATTATACGTTGAAATTAAACTTTGTATTTTGTTACCACCACCACCAGATTGTATTTGCTGTATTGGCACTTTACCAGGATTACCATCTCCATCTGATGTCATGCTTCTACCTATAACAGAACCAGTTTGAAAAAACATATTTAAAGCTTCTTGTGGATTATAATTTGTTCCATTACCAAGATCAACCTCTGCTATACCATCAACATCTAGATAAACACCATCTGGAACCATTCTAGACATTACTTGTTGCAGCTTTAAATGAGTTAGCTGAATCATATCTGCAAAACCTGTTATTCTGCTAACTATAGATTCTATTCTACCTCTATACATTCTAGGCGCAACAATCTGATAGTTCATTTTAACACTACTAAAATCAGAGTCTGATCTCATCATGTTATCAGCCATTTTCCATTTTAGTAATTTATCAGATCCAATTAAATATACGCCTTCATATAAACACTCAACAACTCTTTCTAGCTTACTAAACGCCCCATCCATGTTTTCAATAGGTGGATTAAATGTGTCGTCTTTCTCAATTACTTTCTCACCTCCGTTTTTCATTTTTTTCAACTTATAAACATCATTCATATGCGTTTTGTAATTAAAATACAAAACTTGAATTTTGTTTTTATCAGCATTCATTCTATAACTTCCTTGATCATAAAACGTCGATCCAGATTTATCTACAATTTCTTTTATTTCAGGCTCTGTTAATTCTGGAAACTCTTTAACTAATTCGTTTATTGGTATTTCTTTTATTTCACCTACGTAATATATATCTTCAAAATAAGGTGATTCAGTATAAGAATATACCATATTAGCCGGATCAACATATTTAACTTTAGCACCATCAGACCAGTCAAAAGTTGTTTTAGTTACACCTATTCCAATTGTTACTAAATCATACAAACATCTTCTTCTTACTAAATCATAATCACTAGCTTCCATTAAAACATCTATAGCTTGCTCCTCTGCTATTTCTACAGCTTGTTTATAGTTAAGCTGCATGTGTAATGCTAACTCCTCTTCATTATCTGGCAGTGTTTCAGGTTCATTGTCAAAAATATCTATACCAAACTGTTCCTTAACTAAGTTGCTAAAATTCTTAGCTTTCATGTCATTCATTATAGATTGCATATACTCAGTCCTTTTACTTACTCCATATTGATCTTGAGAAAAACAAGATATTTCGTAGTTTCTTTGAGACATACCGTTTACTACTATATCAACAAATTTAGGAACTATAGGCACTGGTTTCCAATCAAGATTTAAATAAGATAAATCACCATTTATAGATAATTCGTTTTTATATTTTTGTACTGATTGTTCTCCTCTAGCGTATAATCTTAGTTGATGATAGTTATTTATATTATCATCATATTTAGAAGTAGTGCCAGTAAACCATTCTTGCCTTATAGCTTTCGCGACCTCAAGTCCGTATTCTTCAGAAAGTTTTTCTAAATCACTAACCGCTTGAGATGGAAAGTTTATATGAGAGTTCGTTATCATGCTTTATTTTTTATTATTGTCGATTGAAATCCTTTATTGTTATACTTTAGTATATTTAGGTTTACTGGTTGTTTTTTTTGTTTTGGATTTGGTCTGTATAAGTGTCTATTGCAAGCCATTATTGCTAAGCCTGAACTAATAGAGGCATCGTGCTTTGTTCTTTTGTTTATATCAAATTTTGACCAGTCATTTAAAGTTTCGTTAAAATACATAGTGCCATAAGTGCCATCTTGTAATAATCCGATATGGTCATTGATATACATTTCTATTGCTGCAGCATGAGCTTGTTTTATATCTTCACTAGAGTTTGGTATTCCACCAACTTCTTTTTCTGCTACAGATAACTTGTTCCATATTTTATCTGGCCTGTTCATACTAAAACCTCTGTAACCTCTTCTTCGTAAATAGTATAGTAGTCTTGGTTTGTTGTTTTCCGCAAGTATTGGCATTCCGTAAAATGCTAGCGCCATCAGTATATCTTCAAAAAATATCTCCGCTGTTTGCGGTCTAGCTATATATTCTAAAAAAAAAGTGTTAGCTGGAGCGTCTTCCATTGAAAACTTAGTTAATCCGTGTAAAGCACCTTTTGATCCTCTGCTGTCTACTGTTCCTGATATATCATATGAGTCACAGCCAAAAGCTCCCATATGTTCATTACCCGGATATTTTACACCATTTTTTAGAATAACGTTATTTTGTAATTTTCCACTAGGTACCCAACTTACTTTAAATCTACCATTTGGATCTGGATTAAATGTCACTTGAGTATCCTTAACACCATTTGTCCATTGAAAGTTTCCTGGAGTTAAAACAGAAGAGTTTCTGTTTCCTTCGTTATAATCTATTTGCTCGTATATTTTAGCAAGATTAAATAAACTATTACCAGTCTCATCTCTAAAAGCGTGCTCTTCAGTTCTTGGGAACTGACGATAAAACTCATTTAAAGCGTCTTGATCATCTTTTAAGCCATGAGCTTCATTTTCCCAGTGATCAATAACGCCGTAATCTATTTCTAATCCTTGTGGATCAAATGAGGATTCTTTAGGAGCATTGAATACAGGTTGTCCGTATTCATCGATGAATCCCTCGTAATTCCATTCCATAGGAATAAACAAAGAATATAATCCTGACTTAGTCTGTCCATTTCTGTTTCGTTTTGTAACATCTGAATTATTGTATAAGTTTTTAAAATTATCTCCTCCTTTATCTAATGAATTACTAGTACTACCCATCATACACTTTCCAACAACTCTACTACCTAGTCTTAAACAAGTTTTTGTAACTCTCCAGTTATTTTTTATATTATCAGGTCTCTCCCATTTACCACTTTCATCGTGCACTAGTAGTGAAAGCTTTTCACCATCATAGCTGTTATCACCTGTATTTTTCCAATCAATAGTTGTGTCAAGTCCTTCAACATCATCCATTTCCTCACGCTCACGTATTTTCTTACGAGTAAACTTCTTAGCTGGAACTCTATATGCGAGTTCGGACTTTGGTCGGTCCATACCATCTTGTATCGGTTTAAAGAAAAATGGATAGTTGAGACTTATTGGTACAACTTTATCTGTAAACATTTTTTTAGCATCAGCACCAGTTTTAGATAATATACCAAATCTACTATCACCTGCTAATGTAGCTAGGTTAACTGTTTCAGCTGAACTCATAAAAGAAAAACCAGATCGTCTATTTTTTAAATAACACATTCCGTAACTTCTTTTATCTGCCTTGCAAGCTTCCCAAAATATAAAGAATAATCTATTTGCTTCTCTATAGTCTGGAGCACCAACATCTATTTTACTCCACTGTAAATACATATAATGTGTACCTGTTATATAAGTTGGTTCACCATTGTTCATGAACCAAAATCCTTCTTCTCTTCTTTTAAACTCTTCGTCTATATATCCATAATGTTTTTCTTTAAAATCATCTGGATAATCTTGCCAATCAAATACAGTTTTAATTCTTTTAAAATCAGGGTTTGCTGGAAACTGTTTCCATTTTTGCTCTGATTTTGTTTTACTACAAGAGTATATTTCTTTAGGTTGTTTAGGTAAAGCTATTTGAAATCCTTGTATTTCTATTACATCACCTATCATGCCGGTTTTAGATACAGAAACTATATCAGCTTCTTTATTATAACCATATTTCCATTTTTTAGACTTGTTGAGTCTTTTAACGGTGTTTAATTTTATAGGCTTTACAACCTTATATAAAGTTTGCTTATACATTACTTAGATCTTCCTTCTGCAAATCCTTTAAACTTAACTTCTTTCTTTTCTTCAGTTCTACCTTCTAGCATGTTCTCTTCTTCGTGGATTCTATTTAATATTTCAAACGCATCAAATATAGCTAGTTTCTTTGTAGCTGCAGCGTTCTTTAGTCTATCTGCTGATATATCTTCATCTGAATCAACTATCTCTTCTCTAGCAACTTTAATTAGTTCTTCAACCGCTTTATGCCCAGCTTGGATTATATTCTTTTTCGTTTCCTTGATATTCATATTTAATTGTAATAAATTTATTTAAAACTCTATATAACCTTTCATCATCAACGATAAATTCATATTCACTATTGGGTCTAAAACCAACTAGCTCTTTTTTGTTAAAAGTACCATCGGAATATTTAACTATACCTATTAGTGGTCTTTCATCTTCAGTGTTAAAGCTATTTACCGCTTGCAATGGTTTCACAAAACTAAAACCAGGCATTGCTTTCCAATCTTCTTTTTTATAAAGAAATATTTGATCTGGAGTTATTATATACTTATTATCTTTCCAATAAGCTCTACTGTTTTTTTCTCTACCTTTAACGTCATTCCATCTTCTGAATATGTTATGATGAACTATTACTTCATCACCTTTGTTTAATGGAGACTTGAATAATAAAGGAGTATCAATAACTTTTGCGTTTCTATTAACAAATTGATGATTATAAATTTCCGTATTAAGTACCAACTCTTTATCACCAATCTTTTTAGAATTAGTATATCTTTCACCTATTGGTGAAACTATAAACTCTTTATAAGCTTTCATTAGTATTCTAGATTATACTCTACTGATATAGCCATATTTTTGTTAAAATCTTTCCAAGGTATAACTATATCTTTTTTTCTTATATATATACAGTATTTATCTTCTTCTTCTATTATATCACATATCTTGTGGCCACCGTAAACCTCTTGTCCTACAGCATAGTGCATAGAATCATTTTTATAGTCTTTACCTATAGTTATTTTTCTTATAATATTACTTTTCATCTTTTGGATAGTTAATAGTGCCATCTGCTATATTAATATCAAAAGAGCCATACTCTTTAGTAAGAGCTTCCTGTAAGTTTAAAATCTTTTTTTGTGACAAGCCTAATTCATGTAATAGCCCGTGTTTTTGTCCTTCAATTTTACCAATGTTAAACTGTATGTTATTAGTAATATTTACTATTTCCTGCATTTCTTTTAAATGC